TTTTTTTCATAGGCGGAGGCGCATTCCGGCCCTTGGCAAACATATCAGCTATGTTCTCGCCTTGAGTGCCAAGACTAAGGTGTTTTGGATTGCAGCAAGCCGGGTTGTCGCAAGAGTGCATGACGACAGGACCGTGATAATCACAGCCCTCGTCGGTCGGCAGCGCCTCGCAGGCGATGTGATAGATCAACCGATGCGGCAAATAGAGCTTGCCGCCGACCTTAACCCGGCCGTGGCCGAAGGTCGTTTTAGCCCCCATCCAAGGCCAGCATTCAGCGTCAGACCGAATATCAACGCGGCTTAGGAGCCTGTTGATAACCTCGTCCGTGATGACAGGGATAGGCGTCTGTCTCATGCCGCGCCTCCCGTGAACGAGAGGCGAACAGTACCCAAATCGCTGTATATAAAATTGGGTACGGTGTATATGATTTTGGGTGCGTTTTGTTCGCTTTTTGCGTTCGACGCAAAGCGTTTTGTTCCGTTTTTAGCGGAGCAAAAAAGCCTTATATTTCCGTTAGTTGTTGGCGGAAGGGGAGAGATTTGAACTCTCGGTGGAGTTGCCCCCACGGCGGTTTTCAAGTGCGATGTTAAATCAATCTGCATATAGCTCTAACTCCTTGTCCAGATTGACGCTTCTGTTTTGCAAACCGCCGAACTAGGCCGTTTGGGTATAGTTTTGGGTATAGGCAGCCGAGCCACCTTTGGCCGCAGCCTTTTCCTCTGCCGTCAGATGGGCCAGATAAATCTCCGTCACCTTCACGGACGAATGGCCCATGTGCTGCTGGAGGTCGTAAATGTTCATCCCGCCCTTGAGCGCTTCGACGGCGAACAGGTGGCGCAGGTCGTGATAGCGGAAGCGATCAAACCGGCGGCCTTCCTTCTTGGCCTTGGCAATGACGCCCCGGCGGATGTGGGTGAAGTCGGAAGCGGCCTGAGAGAACGGCGCACCATCCGGCTTGCAGAAGATCAGGTCCGACCCAAACGTCCTCGGCAGGCTCTCAATCAGATCCACGGCGTCTTTTGCCGGGATCGGGCGCAGGGAGATTACGCGAGCCTTATTGCCTTTGCCGACCACGCGCAGCGTCTTCCGAACGGGGTCGTAGCCGCGCCAGACTGCGGTGACTAGCTCATCCTGGCGGCATCCGGTCAGCCATGCGGCCCGGATCAATGCGCCAAAGGCCGGCGAAGAGGCGGCGATCATTGTCTCGACATCTTCGATGACAGGAAGGGTGATCGGATCGCGACGCTCCTTGATGAGACGGCGGCGGCTCAACGTAGGGTTGTCCTCGCGCCAGTTCTCCGAGATCGCGTAATCCAGCACCTTTGATATGGCGGTCAGGTCGCGGCGGACCGTGGCGGCGGAAGCGCCGGCTTTGCGTCGCGCTTTTGCAAAGTCGCCAATGACCTTGCCGTTGATCGCAGCAATATTCAGCTTGGCCAGAAAAGGCTCAACCTGTTTCAGCGACACGGAATAGCGCTTGGCTGTATTCGCTGGCAAATGCTTTCCCTCGTGGTCGATCCACTCTGTCACCGCGTCAAGCCATGTAACGACACGATCTCCGCGCCAGGCCCAATCGGACGCTTCTTTGAGCATTTTGTCGCGCTGGCTGCGCGCAACTTTGACATCGCTTGTTCGTAGGCTTCTTTGGATGAGCTTGCCCTTAACGTAGGCTCTGATCCAATAGGTGTCGCCGCGACGAATGATATTTCTGTCGGGGTTGTCTGACATTGTGCTTCCCTTTCTTCGATCCATTTCGTTAGTTTTTGGGGATCGAACGTCCATAGACTCGCAATTTTGGCGGCTCCGGGCAATTCCCCCCGATTGGCCATAAGCTGTATTTGCCGCTTCGATACGCCGAGCATCTTGGCGGCGTCAGAAGATTGAATCCTTTCAATCATCAAACAGCTTCCTTCTTGGCAAGGCAGGGAGAGCATCCTTGTCAATCATCCTGACCTTTTCGACCTTTTCGAACCCGCGCGATTTCAGTGTTGGCTTCTTTCTGACTCCGAGGGCTCTGGCCTCGACACGTTTTGCTTTCGCGATGCGCGCCACGTCGTCGCGCGTTTTGGCGACATGACAAAGCCGGCAAAGAACGCGAGCATTATCCAGAAGATTGCTTCCGAGTAGCCCATCGGCTCGAACATGGTCGATCTCCCATTTCTTCGCGAGCGCGCCGCACTCCTCGCAGTAAACATTGCCCTCTTTGGTAGCCCTTTTGATCGCGGCTACACGAACCGCTTTAGAGAACTCCCGTCGTGTCAGAAGTGCTTCTCCTCACGCCAGCGCTGGAAATCGCGCTCAACCATTTCGAACTTCATGCGCTTGGTTTCGTCAGTGTCTAACTCGCGACGGCTCTCTATGCCGCAATGTCGGCGAACCTTTTGCGCCGCCTGGTCGGCGCTTTGAACCTTAATGTAAGCCTGAAATGCGGTTTCGTTGCAGAGCATCGCTGCCCTGGCGGACGGCCGAAGCGTGTCCCATGGACGACGTGGCTTCTCAGGCTCGTCGGCGTGGTGTGTTTCAGGCGCATGGTTTAACCTCGCAATAGCGCACCAAACTTCACTCGCCGGATCGGGAGCGCCAAACGCTGACAGAAAGCGATTGGCGTCCTCGATGGGCATTTCGATCACCACTTGCGCGACCTTGCGGCTCTTGACGAACTTTAGGTCGGAGTATGTGCCGGCAAATGCGCTTGTCATCGCTGATCCTCAGAATGGGATGTCGTCTGACGGATCGTGACCGGCAAAGTCATCGGCGTCCTCAACATGCCCCGCCGGCGCAGACTTGCGGCCCAATTCCTTGAACTCCGGCGATTGCGCAATGCGCTCTTTGATGCCATCGCCAAGGCTGTCAAAAACGGATTGGTCGAACTCACCCGGCTCAAGCGACAAATAGACGGTCGCCTCCGCGATCTTCGGAACCTGAACGCCCTTCATCAGCTTTCCGACGCTGGCGACGTTCGTGTAGGTCTTTCCGTCTTTCATGTCGTGCGTGACGGTCAACATACACGGCTGGCCAAGCAGCTTCTTCGTGTTGAAAGCGTTTGCGCCTTCAAAATCGTCAGCCGTGAACGCCTTGCCGCGCCAGCTTTCCAGATCGTGCCGGAGAGCGGCCTTTTCGTGCATAGACCAGGTATAGCGCTTGTGGACGCTAAACGGCTTGCCATCTGACATAAGCTCGTCAGGCGTGATCCAAGAGATCATCACCTTCCGCAGATGCTTCACGTTGCCCTGCCATTCGACCTTCTGCGTTCCCATGTCGATAAAGCGGTAGCAAACGCCAAGGTGTGTGCCAGCCGGCACCGGCTCTCTATCGCCACCACCTTCACCGGGCTTCGGTAATTTCATTTCGTTCTCCTATTAAGCAGCATATTTTTGGGTAAGGGCCGCAACGGCCGCGTCGATCTCGTCAAGAAACTTGATGACTTCCTTCTCCACGTCAGCGATCAGCGCGTCATCGCGATTGATTCGGCGGACATAGAGGCGAAGATGTTCTGGCATACGGTCGTCATAGACCGCGTAGTCGCACCACTGGCGGCCTGTGCAGGCTAATTGCCATTGGATTTGCGCGGCGTATGTCTCGTCCAGATAGTCGTTAAGCAGGACTTTGGCGGTCGTAGCGCTGTTTGGACACTTGATCTCGACAAGCCCGTCCTCGCCCACAAGGCCGTCAGGGCTTGCGCCGGCGCGCTCAATGCGCGGATGCGCGATGAATGACGCTTCGTAGACCGGGTAATTGGTCTTGCGGGTATAGGCGTCGCGCGCCTCGGCTTCTTTGTCGATGCCGCGCTGCATGGCGGCAGACTTGAAGCCGGATGCCGGAACGCCTGTCAGCGTCTCTCCAAGAACTTGGAAGAAATAGTTTTCGCGCTCGGACGAATAGCCGCCAGACTTGAGCTTCTTATAGACTTTAAGGATCGGGCTGGCCGTCACCTTACCGCAACGGTCGGCGTACCAGGCGTCCGTCCGTTGCAACATGCCGGCGATGTCGGCTGTCATTGGCGCTTCACTGATCTTCATTAGGCGTCTCCGCTGTCATTTGATTTATGCCGGAAGCAAGCTGGCGCTGCTGTAGGACATAGGCTGTTGCGCAATCGGCGTATTGTTCGATCTCGTCTTCATTGAAGCCGGCGCACGACAACTCGCGTTTGATCGCTTTCATGTCGTGCAGATTGCCAATCCATTGGATCGCGAAGACCATGCGACGAATAACATCAGTCACAGTCATGATCGGCCAATTCCAATTTGCGCGAATAGACTTTTAGGAATTGTGCAAGGTGATCGTGCATGTGAGCGGCGAATAAGGCCGCTTCTTCTGGGCTTGGCGTGCATTCAAGCGCTGATGCAGCGATAGCCAGTCCGACAAAACAAGTCAGTGAAGCCTGCTGACGACCATTTCCAACCAGCCGGCACGCGCGAACTATGACTTCGCCGCATTCTTCTAGCGTCTGCTCTTTAATCGAAAGAAAAGTCTCTGGTGGAACGGGTTGCCTTGCCCTCATGGCAATTCTCCAAATCACAGAATACAGCGTCTATAACTTTGCTTCGGACTCTACATACACTTTCCGTATATAGGCCGTCAATACCTTGGCACGCAGAAAACGTGTTTGCAAGTTGCGTATCTGTTCTTTTTGATGTAAATACACAGGCATTCCGACCCGAAACAGGCCGGAGTCGATCAAGCGGGTGTCCCGCAGCAGCTTGATTTGATGGCGACTGTTGGGCGCGGCCATTACGCCAAAGGGCAGTCCGAAAGGTGGAAGCCCGGCCGCCGGAGCAACGGATAGCTTCGTTAAGTAGCCACCAACTGACTGACGACCGTTTCGATCAGCCAGGCCAATGCGACAGGCGGCTCCGTTGAGCATGTCGAGATCGTAGAAGGCGCGGAACAGCCTGGCTTTTAGCCGGGGCTGTCCGTCCTATGCCTTCTGCTCAAGGCTCACCATTGAGCATATAACTGATAATAATAGATTTAATCTTCTTCGTGATCGTTAAGAAGCGCTTTAATTAGCTTGAGCGCGCGACGCTGGACTGCCTCTGGCGCGTGACGAAGCTCTAAATAAAGCTCCATTGCAGGATCGGGTTTGAATGGCGTTCTGTTGATTAAATCATCAATCGTCGCATTGAGAACGCGCGACAACTCCATCATCTGCCTTATCTTGGGTTCGCTTTCGCCTCGTTCCCACCGGCTGATGCTGGCCTGCGTGGTTCCTAATAATTGCGCAACCGTCTCTTGGTCCATTTTACGATATTCACGCCACTCCCCGAAAAGCGGTAAATCACGGTTTCCGGTTTCAACTTTTGACTCGTCAGACATTTTATCACCCTTGCTTTAGGCGTTGTTATAGGGTGCTGAGCGTTGTTTTTACTCCATAACTCCATCCTGAAAGCTGCCCAGACTTTGCTTCAGGGTGCCGAGTTAATAAAGGTTAAATAATACACTTCCTGCATATTCGCAATGGGCAAAAACACCTATCAAGACGCAGGACGGCGAGCTTAAAGCAACAAATCTGACCCAGTGTCACAGTCCATGTTATTGATTTGGTTAGGCTATATTCGATTTCCGCGTTTATTTCGAATTACCACTTGCGCACCCATACTCGCTTTCTGTATATATGGGGCATGAAGCTCGACGCATACATCAAACTGGCCAAGACGACCGAGAAGGAAATCGCCAAGCGCGCGGACACGACGCAGGCGACCGTGAACCGCATCAAACTCGGCAAGATCGGCGGAAGCCTTAAGACGCTGGCGCGCATTTGCGAAGCGACGAATTGGGCTGTCACGATGAATGATTTCATCCCGGAAGACAAAAGCAAGCGAAAGCGGGCTGAGAGCAAAGGTTCGTAACCGAGTTGGGTAAGCGCGTTCGTGCGCGTGAAGTTTTGAGTTTCCACCGTCTGGTCGATGGCTCGTTTGGTCGGTGGGAAATGGCGGCGGGGCGTTTGCCCTTCGTCCCGTCGCCAATGGTTTCGTATCCGCGCGTTTAGCTTCCTCCCTTGGTGGCGCGCGGCACTTGCCGGGAGCGTCGAGCGCTGGACAAACCTCCCCCGCGTCGTGCGTTCCGCTCCCGGTCTTTTATTCGCTGGTTAATAGGTGCGGTGATGGAACAGGACATTTGCGAAAACCGACACGGTGGAAACCAAGAAAGCGCAGAAGCCTTTAGCTCTGGTTCGTCAACGCTTCGCGCGCGTCGGCGGTTTGCCATCTGGGCGCTTGCCATGAGCGAAGGATCGCGCGGCGTGACAACCGATGAAGTTTCAGCGCGCATGGAGACGACACCAAACGTCGTTTCCGGTCGAATGTCCGAATTGAAACGCGACGGCTTATTGGTTCCTACCAATATGCGTCGCGTAACGCGCATGGGCCGTATGGCTCGCGTTTTTGTCGCCAGCAAACCGCCGGCTGCGTGATGCGCGTGCTGGTCGCTTGCGAATACTCCGGGATCGTCCGAGACGCCTTCATCGCAAGGGGCCATGAAGCGATGTCCTGTGATTTGCTTCCGACTGAACGTCCCGGCCCACACTATCAGGGCGATGTGCGCGACGTTCTAAATTACCCGTGGGACATGATGGTAGCGCATCCTCCTTGCACGCATCTGTCAGTTAGTGGCGCGCGTCATTTTGATGCCAAGCGCATTGACGGCCGGCAACAGTCCGGCGTCAGCTTTTTTCTGTCTCTGGCGAAGGCTGACATTCCCCGGATTGCGATTGAAAACCCTGTCTGCATCATTTCGTCACTATGGCGTCGGCCGGATCAGGTCATCCAGCCGTGGCAATTCGGGCATGGAGAGACGAAGGCGACATGCCTTTGGCTGAAAGGTCTTCCGCTTCTCAAGCCGACCGTGATCGTTGAGGGGCGCGAGAACCGCATTCATCGGATGCCACCATCAGAAGAACGCGGCAAGGAGCGCAGCCGGACCTATCAGGGGATCGCAGACGCTATCGCTGAGCAATGGGGAGCGGCGGCGTGATGGACATAATTATTGGCGTCGATCCCGGATCAAAAAGCGCGGCCTACGCCATTCTGACGAAGACTGGACGGTTCGTTTATACGGACGATGCCGGCGACCTAACGTCACCTGACAATGTGCGTGTTTTTGCCGATCACCTAGACAGCTACATTTCAGGTGTCTGCAAAGCCTCCGTTGTCCTTGAACAAGTCCACGCCTTCAAGGGGCAAGGCGTCACAAGCAGCTTTCACTTTGGGCAAGGTTATGGAGCAATCCAGGGCGTCGTCGGCGCTTTTGGCCTGCCTGTCACGCTAGTCCGTCCGCAAGTCTGGAAGAAGTCGCTTGGCCTCGATAGCAGCGCCGAGCGGTCTTTGGAGCTTGCGCGCGAGCTTTATCCTGACGCCGCGCATCACTTGAAGCGCAAGAAAGATCACAACCGCTCCGAAGCGCTGTTGCTGGCGCACTACGGATTAAGGGCTCTGTAATGGCCGTCAAGCCTTCCTCACGCGCGCTTGTTGAGCGCCAAGTCAAGCGAAGCCTAGATGCGCTTGACGCAGCGGTCATGATGTTTCGCAAAAGCGGACAGGAAGCGTGGGCTAATGACATAGCAGATGTGCGTGACTTCATAGCCCGTCAGCGAGCTTATTATGATCGACTAGCCGATAAGCACGCGCGCCACGCGCCTGACGCAAGGGCTTTAGCCCAGGTCATGTGGTCAGAAATTCAGCGGAGGGGAAAATGAATTACCGCATCATGAACATTGAGCAGGAAGGCAACCGTGACATCGAAAAGATGGAGCAGGCTTGCGACGACCATTTGCTGGACCTTTACGAGCATCACGCGCGCGGCACTGGCGAATTGAAGATCAAGCCGACATATCACACCAAGCGCTTTGCGGACGGTCGCACAAGCCGGTTCGGCGCGTCTGTGGCAGCGACATGTGCGGAGGCGACAGGTGGAAATTAAAGAGATACTGGCAGAGCGCCAAACAACATACGGTGACTATGCGGACGTTGCGCACCGCTCGCAGGCCATCAAGTCAGCCCTACGCGGCAGCAAGAACTGGAGCAAGCTGGTCTCGTGTCAGCGCGAGACGCTTGAAATGGTCGCAAACAAACTGGCCCGCATCCTTGAGGGCGATCCGATGCACCGTGACGGGTGGATCGACGCGGCGGGGTATTTGCAGCTTGTGGTCAATTACATTGATGAAAGCGAGGGGTAATATGACCTCATATAGAGAGAACATGACCGGAAAAAAATTTTGGAGCGATAATCCCTACGAGCAAAATTACACCTACGAGTCTAAACTTACATTGTATTTGGATCAATCTGGAAAACTTATTTTAGAGGTAACTGGCCCGAGAGACCGTGGGGTCTTCACGATGTTTCCAGAGGGCGCAAAATCATTACTTCTTAACTTGCAAAATCTCGTAGATAAGCAAAAGGAAATGCTTCAATCCCGTAGTGAAAACGAAATTATGCTTGTTAGAAGGAGCGAGTATGACTGACCGCGTGCCGCTCGACAAGCAACTGGCGGCCCTGAACATGCTGGTGAGCGCGGCGACGATGGGCAAGCGGTTCAAGCCGTCTGAGCTTGAATACATGCTGCCGCGTTGGCAGGCGGCGAAGGAAAGCCTTCTGTGGCTAAGTCAAAATGAACGAAAAATAAAAGAGGCGTTGAGTCATGGGCGGGATGGAACTGGCAAAAAAGATTGAGGAGCTTTGGCAGGCTTATCCGCTCGGCACTATGCGCCGGGGTTATCATGTCAGGCCCAGCGAACCGCAAGGCCGCGACATTATCAGGCTGGCGGCTGACCATTTCGGCATGGATCAGACCCGCATCATGGCAGACAGGCGTGATGCTAAAACGGTTTACGCGCGTCACATCGCCATGTTTGTCATCCACGAACTGACATTCAAATCGACGCCGCAGATAGGCGGGCTGTTTAACGGCCGGGATCACACCACCGTCCTGCACGCCATAAAGAAGATAAAGCGCTGGCAGGAAGAGGGCGTCGAGCAAGTGATCGCAGACGTTAAGGCGATCAGGAAAGCCGTGGCCAGTGAAATGGCCGGGATTGAAGCGCCGACGAAGGCTGAGCCCGTGAGGCCGACAGACAAATTTTCCGAGCGCGAAAACATCATCAGAAGCATGCAGGTAGGCGATTGCTTGTTTTTCAGCGCCGATCCATCGCGGCTAGTGGTGCAACAGGCGTTTTTGCAAGTCGCCAAGAGGCTTGGCGTCAGGATCGCGACGCGGGCGACGGAACGCGCTGGCGAGGAACAAATCGCCGTAATCCGGGTGGGCTGACATGACTGACTATTCAGACCTAATCGCACGGCTGCGCGGGCTTGCCTGTCTAAGCGGCCACGAAGAAATTGCAGAAGCCGCCGACGCATTAGAGGCGCAGGCGCGACGGATTGCGGAGTTGGAAGAATGGAACCTTCAGCTTCAATCGCCTGTCGTCATGCAGGACATGCTGATTGATAAGCTACGCGCCCGCATCGCGGAACTGACAGCGGCGCTAGATGAGGCGATTGAATACGTTGCAGGGCATGACGACAAGTGGCCGAAAGCGCTTGTAGTCCGCCTCCGCGCCGCCCGCGCCGCTTTGGAGAAGAAGTGATGCTGCTCGACAAAGAATTTTTAGAAGTAGTTGCGGAGAACGGCGAACTACGCGCCCGCATCGCGGAGTTGCAACAGGAGGTATGCTCGTTAATCCGCCGTGACCCTGACGACGACAAGGACGCCCGCATCGCGGAACTTGAAGATGGGCTTTCGTCTGCTTGTGAATATGCCCAGAAAGTTGAATCCGCGTTGAAGCGACTGCACGACGCCGCGCTGGACATAGACGTAAATGAAATGTCGTCTACCGAACGCGACTGGTGGCAAACAGAACTTCGCGCCGCCCGCGCCGCTTTGGGAGGCGATGATGACTGAAACGCCGGAAGCCCGCAGAGCCCGCAACGAACGCCGCAAAGCCCGCATGGCCGTCGATCCTGAATACGCCACCAAACAGCGCGAGCAGCACAAGCAAGCCAAGAAGAAATACGAAGCGAAGAAGCGTTTTGAACGCGCGAGCAGCGGCCCGGTCGGATCAGGAAAGCCGGGAAGGATTGTAGCGCTATGCGGCTGGATGAATTGGTGAGGGAGGGGGAGGAATGATTAAGTGGACAGACGAAGCGGTGCGCGCCGCGCTAAGCCAGGCGAAAGCCGGTCGGTTCTCGAACATGTCAGCCGAAGAAGCCATGCGGGAAATCCTGTGCGCGGCCTGGGCGGTTCAAGATTTGACAGGCAAGCCCGCCGTTCCCGCGCCCATGTCAGCATTCGATCAGTTCTGGTCCGCCTATCCCTGCAAGAAGGGCAAGGTAGTCGCTGAGAAAGCCTTCAAGAAAGTCGCCGGCGACTTCTGCGCCATCATGACAGGGCTGGAAGCCTACAAGCGCCACAAGCCCGATTACGCCGCCTGGATGCACCCCAGCACGTTCCTCAATCAACGCCGCTGGGAAGACGAATACGACGCGCCGGCTACCGGCCAAACATACAACCCGCAAAAGGACGGCATCGCGCTCTTGCTCCAAGAAGCGACCAGGAGAGAGGCTTATGAGCCAAGGAAAGATCAAATCGCTGGCAATGTTGTTCAACTCGTATCCCGCGCTGACATGGAGCGTCGAGGCGACGAAAGCGAAGGTGGAAACCTATCTGTCGGTGCTGGACCCTTATTCTGACGCCCAGGTCGAAAAAGCCTGTCACGCTGTCATGCGTCGCAATAGCCCGTTCCCGCCTTCCGCCGGCGAGCTTGCGCACGAATGCAACGCAACGGTCGTCTATGAGCCAGACCAGGCCAAGCTGGCGCGCTTCCGCGCCCAGGGCGAGCCGCCGTCTGTCATGTCAGAGGAAGAACGCGCAGCCGGTCGCGCCAGAGTCGCCAAGATGCTTGCCGACTTCAAAGCCGGACTGCCGCCACGCGATGAGGTCATTTGGTCGGGTAAGTCGTCCTGGAAGCCCGGCCCGGTCGGCGCGCTTATCGCCGCCGATCTCATGGCGCTTATGCCGGCCCGGCCGATCCGGGAGGAAGTAGCTCCCGTTAGCCATATTGAGCCGGAGTCGGTCGTTTCTGATGCAGACGACGCGCCGCTGTTCTGAACCTGGCCGGGTCAAAAGAAAACGCGCCGGGCATGATCGCTGCGGCGCGCTGTGGTTGTCGTTGCATAATGTCG